GTCGTTATCGGGATGCGATAGATCCATCGCATCGAAGTATTCATTGACATCAGCCATTTCGCCTAATGGTGTCTGTGCCGCGAAGGCACGGCCATCGACACGCAGAGTGCACCAACCTTGCTGGTGCGCTAGTGCGATGAGCCTGTCAATTGTTCCAGTGAATCCGCCCCATACAACATAGCGGCCCGTATCTTCGTGCAGATCAAGTTGATCGATGAAGAACTTGTCTTTAGGACTACCAGTCTCAATAGCCAATCGCACATACTTGGGCACCGACCCATCACCACCACAATAGTCGCAACAGGCATCTACCATAGTGAAGTTCTCAGCTTTAACTTCTTCAGGTACGGCACCCTCGGCTAGCTGTGGGATTTTAACCTGCCCCGTACCCAGACAATTCGGGCATTGATCTATACCATCTTGTTCTGATGTATACTGGAACCCGTCGGACAGCTCACGGATACGGGTCAAAGCCTCGATAGCCCTGTTAGCGGTTTGCTTAATCAGCTTAGCGGCTCGGAGTATCTCAGCAGTAGGCGTGATTCGTTCAACCACATACTGCTTATCGGGCAAGTCCAGACAGTCTTTCTTGAACTGTACTAAAACTAGGCCTGCCATGCGCTTATAAAGATACTCGACCTCATTTTTCGAGGGCTCAAAAGCATGCGGGCCTAATGACGGCTGCTCGGTGTTCGGCTTTGACGCCCTTGCTGGATCGTGTTTCGCGTGATCCGCATACTCGCCACAGGTATTACACTTCTTTGCGTCATCGAGCCATGTCACGATATGCGGGTACACACCGCCTGTAATCATGTTCTCGCGGGATTCAATGACACTTAACCGAGTACGAAACTTACCCTGCGAACCCTCTTTAATGAATCCAGGGCAAGCCACTTCACACTGCCACCACCAGTCAACAGGATTCTTTGGGGCGGGAGTGCCTGACATAAGAATAACGTAGCCCAGGTCACCATGCTCGGTACGCACAGCATCAGCTAGATGTTTGGCGGCTTGAGATCGTTGCGCGGTGGGATTCTTAATCTTCGAGGACTCATCAAAGATGACTATGCGTGGAGCCGGAGCATTACCTTCCCACTCTGCTACCCGCTTAGTCAAACGCTCATACGTCATGAGTTCAATAGGTACAGTACAGCGCCATTTACGGATTTCGCGTTCGACAGCAACGACACCTGAACGCGGGCCGACATACCAGACGGCATAGCCGCCCAGGTCTGCAGCCTCAATCACCTCAATTGCTGAGAGTGTTTTACCTGTACCCATCTCACATGCCCATATTACATAATGGTACGTGAGGCCTGTGGCTTTCATGATTAGCTGATGATCGTACAGTGGGCGCTTCGTAGAATCACGATCCAGTGCAAAATCTTCCTCATACCTGGAGTACGGATTCTTACCTTCAAGATACGCGATTTGAAAAGCGTTACGTGTCGAGTCCGCGATTGACCAGATCTTACGGGGTAGCTCGTCATGGCCATGCCACTTGTGCCCTTCCATCTGCTTGATTTCGCTAATCAGTATACGACTGAATGGGAACTGCACAAAGATGCGCTTACCTTGATAGATTAACTTGACTGGAATCTTATACTTACCGGCAACGAATTTTGTTTGCACCACTCTATCGCTCATGCCTCATCCTCTCAGTGTATATGTCCCATCTATGGCGTGTAGTTTCGTTCGTTGGCTTAAGATGCCACGAATCACTTTTGATTGTTCAAGGAAGTCCTGACACTGATTCATAGCTGCGCGGTAGCCAGATGTATGATAGTCGCGTAAGCCCAAGAAGGCTACGATCCATTTTTGCAGTGTGCCGTAAGCTACACAGCAACTATGCTGATCTGCTGATAGCAGCCTAACTGTAAGCTCCGACTCAGTTTGCAGTGTATAAAGTGCCCCGTAGCTAGCCTCAATCAAGAAGCCATAAGAAGTAAATCGTAAGGCCGGGCACCCAACTAGAGGTACCCGGCCCTGATTAAGTGGATCACCCATAGATTGCACAATTGCACCGGCATCCTTCAAGTCGATGCCAGATTCATCTAAGCATTTAGACGGACTGACGCCAGTGTATGTTTTAGCCGTTGTGATGAATGCTCCCCAATTGACTTGAGTAGCAAGGATGGGTGTGACTTGTGCCATAGGTGATCTTTTCTAGGCTTCAGTATTGCCCGGATTCTAACCAGATTCTTGGAGACTCAAGATTTCAGATCCGGGTACGCCAGGGTCTCGGCGTACCCTATAACGCTTTAAGGATCTAATACAAATGAGACTGGAAACTGGCACCAGGGATCATTACCCTAAGGTTGCTTGCCTGATGCCTGTCTCCAGTTGCCCTTACCTCGCGCGTCCGCCATCGTCACCAACTGCCTCGTCCACGGTCTCAATATCAGACTGCACGGGGTTGTTGAACTTCTCAACAGCCGCATCGAAGTCTGCCTGGGCAGGCAACTGAATCGGATTCGAACACTTCTTGGCCTGCGGCGCGAACCAAGTATACCTCGGGTTAACAATCTTCTGAGCAGCAATGGTCATGGCCTGCCCGAGATTCGTCAACACCGAACCTGATTCGTTACGTGCAGAAATGGAACCCATGAAGAAGGTGGCGAACTCCTTGGCTTCTGGTATCCATACCAAGAACTCCGGGCCATACATACAGCCAGAATTCGGCTTCGTTGAATCTCCTTCGATCCGCTTGAATTCAGGATGCTCTGTGTCGAAGTACACCAGCACCTGATCACCCATACGCATCGCTTTAGGCCGCCAGACGATAATTAATACATCCACTTCACCACCGAGATCCAGATGCTCTGAACCCTTGACAAGCGCGTAATGATTCGTTGTGAAGTCACCGCTCTTGCACTTCTCTGAGTTAGAGGTCATGAGCTGCAAGCGTGGCATGAACTGCGAACCTGCGATTTCATCGAAGGTTTCTTTACCGAACTTCTGAACTGCGCCACCCATGTCGAGGCCAGCGGCGACGTCTGTGTTCTCGTCTGCGGGGATAAGATCAGTCATGGTTATAGTCTCCGGTCAGTGATTTAGTTAATGATTCGGTGAATCATTGGTGGACGAGGTGGGATTCGAACCCACACGAGAATTAATCTCACAGAATTTTAAATCCTGTGCGTCTGCCTATTCCGCCACTCATCCGTGTGGCGGGTATCACCAAAACTCCGCGTACACTGCTCCGCGTACACTGCTTCGCGTACATTGCTTCGTGCCTGCTAGCAAGGAGGCAGCCGGGGGATCAGTTAGTAGCAATACCCGCCACAATGAATCTACTTCTTGGCGGGCGCTGGCGCTGGCGGGACCACCTTGAGCGGCTCCTCGCCCTCAAGGACGGCCTTGGCCTTAGCGGCAGCCGTGGCCTTAGCGGCAGCCATGGCGGCCTCATCAGCAACCTTCTTTGCCTTCTCAGCGGTCTTAGCAGCCTTCTTGGCGTCGCTCTCGACCTTCTTCGCGGCCTTCGCAGCTTCCTTCTCGTCCCACTTGGCTTGCTGAACCTTGACGCTCTCGGGATCGAGATGCAAGACCCATTGCAGAGCCAGCGCAAACGCGGCTTCGGTGTTACTGGGCTTAACGACGGCGATCAGATGTTTGGCGATCTCCAGATTCTCCAAATCATCCTTGATGGCCTTGGCGGACTGCATGTAAGCGACAGGAGCAAACGACTTGGGCGCGGCATCCTTGCCCTTACGCTTGGCCTCATTAAGCTCCTTCACACGGGCCTGCACCTTGGGCACAAACTCGTTAGGCGGCAGCGTCATGGCCTCATCAACGAAGTCAGCGCGCTCGTCCTCGGGCAAACGGGCCAAGGCGTAGGCATTGGACAGATTGATCTTGCCGGTGTTGATCAACTTAACGATCTCGGGATTCTGAATCTTATTGAGACCAAGACGCTGGGCAATCCAGGCCGGGCTCTTGCCCAACCGCTTCGCCAGTTCAGCCTCAGTCACCATCATGTTATTCGCCAGGATTCGACTAAGCTGCTGCGAATACTCCGCGGGCTTAGTCTCAACCTTATGCACATTCGCCATAAGCTGAGCTTCGAGAACTTCCACATCCGACATCGTGGCAATATCGATATTGATTTCCGCAAGCCCCGCGTCCTTCGCGGCATTGAGTCGATGAAGCCCATCGATCAGCTCATAAAACGTCTGGCCAGTCTCCTCATCTTTCTTCTTACGGACAGTGACGGCACCCAAAAAACCTTGCTGCTTCATTGAATCGACAAGACCGAGATAATCCTCGCGGGTACGGTCACAAGTACGCAACGCAATAGGATTATCCCGAACAAGACTAACAGCGACCTTCTTGACTTCGCCCATCTCTTGTTTCTCCGAATCATAAGTGGCGGTGTTACTGAATCATGAATCATATCACGATAATGATTCTGGTTCGCCAGTCAAACCGTATTAACGCATGGTTTCCTCCAGTAGACACGCGGTATTATAAATGACCGTGTACGTGCGCGACATACTATTATAAGGGAATAGCAACCCCAAAAGTAAATAAAAATAAAAATAATTTGCTGACGAAAATACCGCCCTACTCTCCCCTATATTTTTATACTTATATATAATAATATATAGGTAACATACATACCTATAGTCAGTCAGTCAGTGGAATTATTTTATTTTCATTTACTTTTAGGGTTGCTATCCCCTTATAATAGTATATCATTATATAGGCTGGCAAAAGGTATTTTGGTCAGTCAGTTATGATTCTGATTCAATATTTTGTCGGGAATGGAGAATCAGAATCATGCCGACTCGGACGCAAGCTATTGGCCAACTGTTGAATCATTTGACTCATGCTGATTTGTCGAACCTGTATAACAGTAACATGGAATGTCAAGTAAATGTGGGGCAAGATTCAGGGAATCGGGTCAACGGTGAATATAAGGGGCGCAAGTGGCACGGGTGGACAGATGGGCTAACCACTTGGAAATCTTTTCGTGTCCCATATTCTGCTAACAAGAACCCACACTATGATGATCCTGATATGAGTTTTGATCTCCAGGCTCATGCTGAGGGTATCGGCATGACTGGTTGGGATTGGAAACATCAGCTCAGTAGATGGGTGGCTTTTGACTTCGATGCTATCATAGGCCACGGAGATTCAGGTAATCAACTCTCGAAAACAGAACTCCAAGAACTCCAGGAAGTTGCACAAACGATTCCACATCTTACAATACGCCGGTCTACATCTGGTCACGGTATACATTTGTACGTGCATCTAGACCCGCCTGTACCTACAGAGAATCACACGGAACACGCTGCGCTCGCAAGGGCTATACTCGGTCAGCTAGCGGCATTGACGGGATATGACTTCTGTTCGCGTGTAGACGTGTGTGGCAGTAATATGTGGGTGTGGCATCGTAAAATGACGGGAACCAATGGCTTAGAGTTATTAAAACAGGGTGAGCCGTTGAATCAGCCACCAGTGAACTGGCGCGATCATCTAAAAGTTATTAAGCAGGGTAATCGTCCAGCGCGCATGCAGGACACAAATGACCCATTATCAGAACTTGCCGGGCAACGGGCCATGACAAAATTAGATGACACGCATAAGCAACTCATCAATTGGCTCCGTGAGAATAATGCTGTATGGTGGTGGGAACAAGATAAGCATATGCTGGTGACACATACATTTCATCTGGCACAAGCTCATGCTGATTTGAATCTAATTGGCTACTATAAAACGATGTCCGAGGGCAAAGAGGCGGGGATCGATCACAACTGTTTCCTGTTTCCTGTGCGTAATGGTGCGTGGTCCTTACGTAGATACTCGCGTGGCGTGACTGAGGATGCTTCATGGACCCAAGATGGCCAAGGTTGGACACATTGCTACTTCAATAGGCTCCCGGATTTAATGACAGCGTGTCGGGCCTATGGCGGGTTAGAGGATCAGAAGGGCGGATTCGTCTTCCGCGAGGCTGAGATGGCTATCGCCGCTGCACAACTTATGGGTATAAGTTTGCAGGTCGATCCCGCGTTCCAGTGTAGGCGGACGATGTTGAAGGAACATAAAGACGGTCGATTGATTATGGAAATCGACCGCGAGCCAAATGACTCACCGGATAAGATGATTGGTTGGCTCACAGATGGTAAGCAGCCGTGGTCGCGTATCTTCAATTGCAACACTGTTATAACCAAAGATCCCGATACCGCAAACTATGATGATTTAGTACGCCATCTTATCACAGCGAATCATGAGGATTCAGGATGGGTCATACATTCTGATGGTAACTGGCGTTATGAACCGATTACGCACATCAAACTGGGGCTAAAGGCCACGGGCCTGAACCTAAAAGATATTGATAATGTCTTAGGAGCATCAGTATTCCGGGCGTGGCGGTTAGTCAACAAGCCCTTCGAGTCAGAGTATCCTGGTGACAGAGAATGGAACAGACATGCGGCACAATTCCGCTATATGCCATCGGAGTCTATGGATAATCTAAAATATGGCACTTGGCTCAAGATTCTCGATCATTGTGGTAGCGGCCTCAATGATGCGGTTCAACGGAATACTTGGGCACAAGCTAACGGTATACTGACCGGGGCCGATTATCTTAAGTGTTGGATTGCTTCGTTGTTCCAAGAACCGACGGAGCCTTTGCCATATCTATTCTTCTATGGCAGCGAGAATAACGGTAAATCGATTTTCCACGAGGCCCTAAGTCTACTCGTCACACGTGGGTATCAACGTGCCGATTTAGCACTGACTACTCAGTCTGGATTCAACGGCGAGCTAGAAGGTGCCATCTTGTGTGTAGTTGAGGAAGTGGATTTAAGCAGCAATAAGCAAGCCTACAATCGTATCAAAGACTGGGTAACATCCCGGCAACTCAACGTCAGACATATGTACCGCGCGCCGTACCACATTCCTAATACGACACACTGGGTTCAATGTGCCAATAACAGCGAGTTTTGTCCAGTGTTCCCGGGTGACACACGTATAACACTGTGTTATGTCCCGGCACTAGATCCATTTGACATCATACCCAAGAAGGCGATGATCCCGTTGTTGGAGAAGGAAGCATCAGACTTCCTAGCAGCGATACTGGGATTAGAGTTGCCTGTATCCCCCGATAGATTAAATGTACCGGTGATTACAACCGTCGAGAAGGAACAAGCACAGCAGCATAATAAATCTGCATTGGTTACTTTTCTGGATGAGTTCTGTGATTACTCGGCAGGGGCTAAGATTAAAGTTGGAGACTTCCACACGCAGTTTCATACGTGGCTTGATCCAAACGATCGGCCCGATTGGTCGAAGCAGTCAATGGCTCGTCGCCTACCGCCGGAGTACCCAAAAGGCCGGCAGCATAAAGACGGGCAACATTACATCGGCAACATAGCTTGGAAGGGTGTAGCCCCCACAGATATAGCCGCCAATAAGTATGTTTTACGCGGCCTATACTTGGAGGCATTAGACTAATGTTACGTGAGCTACTCGACAAATTAACAGCCGAACAGCAGAAGCTGCTGCTGTACTCCTTAGAGGAAGGGGCATCACGTTATATACGTGTCGGTGAGAAACAATTCATCGGCGTTAATGTCACTGGTATCCCCAATTTAAGGATACTAGATACACGGAATCAGTGGGCAGGTGGAGAGATGATCGAATGAGTAAGGAAACACGAGATCGCGATACTGAAGATATACGCGTACAGCATCGTCGAGAAGAATTAGACCAGATTGAAGCCGATTTAGATTTTGATGAAATTGAATCACGAATGTACCGTGCAGACCGTGAACGAGGCCGCAAAGACGACAAAGATAAGACACGTTGGGATTTACTTAATCAAGAGGTGCTTCGTGGGGTGGCTAATGTCTTAACATTCGGTGCCAAGAAATATGATGATAACAACTGGATGCATGTAGAACATGCTGAGTCCAGATATTATGCAGCCATGATGCGACATCTCGACCGGCATCGACTAGGTGCGGAACGGGATCCCGAATCGGGCCGGCCGCATTGGGCACATTTCATGTGTAACGCGATGTTCTTGGCATGGTTCATGCAGAAGGATCTTGCTATGGGAACCATAGATACCAAGCCGCCATGTAATGATTGTGTGGCGGGCTTCTGGTGGCGAGATGGCAAGAAACTATTACCAGAAGGACTTCCTGACCCCGGCGCTATTGCTGTGTCGCCAACCATCTACCATGAATCCGAGACACCGCCGCCGGGTTCTTATATCCATGAGTATGCGTTTTGTCCCGAGTGTGGAGAGAGAATAGACTGATGAACCTACTCGACGCCTTCAATGATCTAAATAATCAGACAGCCCGCTCGGGTGACAAGAAAGTTCTTCGGGCGCCATTTGGTTATCCTGGTGGGAAATCACGATCAATTAAGCATATCTTGCCGCTACTGCCCTATCGAGATATCTATGTCGAACCTTTCGGTGGATCGGGCGCGGTACTGATTGCGCGGAATTCGTGTAAGCTGGAAGTGTTCAATGATCGCTACGCGGGTGTTATTGCTTTCTATCGATGCATCCGTGACGGCAACAAGTTAAATCAGCTCATTGATCGCCTTGAACTGTCTATGCATGCCCGCGAAGAATTCGTGTGGTGTAAAGCTACTTGGGAAGGGTGTGCTGATGATGTAGAACGTGCTGCTCGCTGGTACTGTATGATGCGGATATCTTTTGGTGCCAAGGGCCGCAACTGGGGACGGGCAACTGGCATCGAAGGCAGCTTAGTCGGTGCTATAACAGGCAAACTGCCACTGTTTCCGCGTATCCATGAACGTATGTGTAATGTACAAATTGAGAATCAGGATTGGGCAGACTGCATACAAGACTATGACGATGAGGATGCCGTCTTTTATCTTGATCCGCCGTACCTGAACTCAGATGGCAGTATGTATAAAAACAAAATGCTGCCAGATGATCATCGACGACTGCTAGATACCGTGATGGATATGTCAGCCTTCGTAGCGGTATCTGGTTTCCCGAATCCGCTTTACGATAGCTACAACTGGGATGGGGCGTTTGAGTGGCAAGTAACCTCAACGATTAAGGGTCTAAATACCGGCGATGGTAACAACAAGGGTCATCTGCGACACCTTGAGACCCGTGATAAGCAAACCGAACGTCTTTGGATTAAGGAGTAATATGCCGTGGCTAAGTGTATGCACCATTGGAACGGGAATCAGGTATGTGCTATTGATACAGAGACGACGGGCCTGGACCCCAGTAGACATGAGATTTGGCAAATCAGCATCCTGCCACTGGATTCAAACTTCCGGCCTCGTCAAGACGTGATGCCGTTTTACATCGAGATGCAGATTGAGAATCCTAATGGTATTGACCCTGATGCAATAAGAATGAATCGGGAGCAACTATCTAGAGCTATGGACCTCGGCCATGATCCTCTCAAAGCTATTGATATGCTGCGAGAATGGATCACAAAACTCAAGTTGCCCGTTACGAGATGGGGTAATCCACATAAGATCATTCCCCTGGGTCACAATTTTGCGTTTGATAGGGCATTCATGCAGCGGTGGCTTACTGTGGATACTTATGATGAGTTCTTCCACTATCATTATAAGGACTCCATGCTAACTGCCCAGTTCATGAATGACCGGGCAGCTATGCATGGAGCGAAAGTACCCTACTCGAAAGTAGGTCTACAATGGTTAGCCACAAAACTTAAGATTCAGACGGAACGGGCGCACGATTCTCTTCAGGACTGCATTGCGACTGCTGAGGTATATCGTCTACTCTGCTCACAGGGAGTTTGGGGGTGAGCCAAATAGTAGACATGCCCCCGAGTTCGGCATCAATTTTGGCCCGGTGCGCTAAGAATCTATTAGGCGAGCCGCCGTGATGATCAGGAGCATAGCCTATGCAACGTGCATAGGCTGTCTCTTGATTTACGCAGGCATCAAAACACAACATAGTAAATTGCTTGACGCCCAGTTTCTTAGCTATCCTGATAGCGCATAAGACTGTTAGCGAACTGGAACTCATCTCCAGATCTACCGGATGGAAGATGATTTTATCCTTGAAGTCCGAGTAGAAATGTCTTGACTGATAGGCCACAAACAACTTGCCTCTGGCAGGTCTACATGTACCCTGCAAACTAGTATCCTGTTGCGCGCCGTACACAGGATTTGGTAGATTCAAGCTTTCTACCTTGTGTATAGCATCATTCATCGCAATAACGGGCCACTTGCGATTAGAGAAATCCGCAGTAGATAGTTCATCTAAGCTTGGACCTTTCCCCACCAAGTAACAACCCCGCCTCTCAAAGTATTCCCTTTCGCTCCCAAACAGTTGCGATCCCTCGGAATTAGGGTACCATCTCAGCGTACCCGGCACCCTCGTGTACCGAAGATCCAAATACTCCGTGACTTGTTTGTTGCTTCGTGGAATCCAGATAGTACCATCTGCGGCTCTTCGAATCCGCATACCATATAATTCTGTGGGGACATCCTTGAAGGTATGTACGAACTTCTCTTCTGGCATATTCACGGTCTCCTTAAATCTGCGGCTGGCTTGATTATGTGTGATGATGGGTGTAGTATCACCTATACCCATATCTTTGTCAAAGATCTTACAATAGATGGCGGGAATATTCGCAATCGTAAGTTCCCCAATCATGAAATATTTAGCCAACACACCGGCTAAAATACGCTGATCCCATACCGTAGGGGAATTCTTCTGGGCTGCTACCCATAATCCCACTAATTGTCGCGCCCGTTCGGTATTTTTCAGAAAAATCGTGCCACTAAGTAGTTCTTTACCGTCTTTATAGTGGACGCCAATATCCGCTTCGAGTTCTCTGAAATAATCTAACGACCCGGTCACGGTAGCATCGGCGTCGATATACAGAATATTGTCTGTTGGGAACAACTTCAGCATGTCAGCCAGAAACTCGGGCTTAATCCCGCAGTTTGATACCCAATCTCCGCGTGACGGGTAGCCAGCTATATGATGCTTAACACCATTTTCTAGCAACGAGGCCCGTAATAGTTCTACTTCTTGCTGGTATGGCGTATCTATTGTATAGAAAGCTACGACACGTATGCTATTCACCAAACACCCCCTCGGTCAAGATGGTAAATGTGTTATCATGCTCGCTACAAGTATCTTCGGACAGGAGGTTATTGTATTTTTGCGCGATATCACTACCACCAAACCAGTGTAGACCTACTGTATCCTTGTGTAATTGGCCTAAATTATATCTACGCTCGAATACACAACGCATACGACTATACGGCCAGGGGTATACAGTATGCATCGGGATGTTATAGAAACTTAACTCCGGGTACGTTTCTTTTAAATCCTCCCAGGCAGATCTGTATGTTAGAGCCTTGCTGAATTCTGGGCCATACAGCATCCAATAAATCGAACGGCACCCGACACACTGATACTTCTCCGGGTTATAGCAACTGTATGCAAACTTAGCTACATCCCGGAAGAATGGATTATTGGGTGTCGAAAACATAAATCCAATCAACAGATTCGTGCCATCGGAACATACCCCAGTGTTATGGCTTCCAGCTACCATACTATCGTGTAATGCATCTAGGCTACGCAGAAACAGAATATCGAAATCTGCGTACCAGCCGCCTTCTTCCGCCAGGGTCATCCATTTGAAGAAATTACTCTTATGCGATGGCCCCATTGTATCAGGTAATCTGTCGTAGTAGGCCGGCGGCTCCCAATTCTCATCGATGGTTATGGGCAACTTACGGGCTTGGTCCATATAGTCTGGCCCGGTATACGCAAAGAAATCTTGAAAGTTGTCATTTTTCCACGGTTTCCCAGTAATTGCTGCTTGTGCCAGATGCAATGTAACTTGCCAGTTGGGATTCGTCTTACAGAAACTTTTGAGCGTAAGATACCGTAGCCAGGACAACGGGCTGCTACCCCAAAACAGATGCATGTGTCTCGGTATTTCCGACTGGGCAAGCGATTGACTGAGGATTGGCTGATGTACCAGCTTAAGTAAATCAGTATCGGGTGCGACTGACTGCCGTGGTTGCAGTGCTGGTGCTAAAGTTGGTAGTACCTTAGCGACTGTAGCCGTGAAAGTGTTCTTATATCCGCCATAATTACCGGCATTCATGGCGCTATTATACTTCTGTGACAGTGGGTCACCACCATACCAATGTATACCTACCGTTTCATCTGGCAACTCGTGGGTTTGCTCGAACACACAATCCAAACTATTGTAGAACCAGGGGTATATCTGCTGTGTCGGTATCCGGTATACCGTAAGATCGGGATATTTGTTCTCGACCTCGGTTAGGGCCGGACGCGTAGTCAGTATTCTGCGATAATCTTTACCATATAGCATGCGGTAGATAGCATGTATACCCGCGCACTGGTACTTCGTTGGCGTGTAACAGGTATAAGCCATCTGTGCCGCGTCCTTAAAGAACGCATTATCCGGCGTCGAACACATGAATCCAATCAGTAGATTCACGCCATCGAAACAGATGCCTGTATTAACAGACCGGTTCTCCATGACTTCCGCAAGCGGATTCAGACTTTTGACATACAGTATATCTAGATCCGAGTACCAGCCACCTTGTGTAGCTAGTGTAGTCCACTTGAAGAAATTACTCTGGTGGGAGGCACAGATATCCTTAGGAGTATTCTCAAATCCAGCGGGTGGCTGCCAGTTATCATCCAAAGTTAGCGGCAACTTATCCAATTGATTCGTATAATCCCTACCGCTGTATGCGAAGAAATCTTGAGTATTGTGTTCATCCCACGTTTTATCGGTGATGGCTGCGCTAGATCGATGCAGTGTAGCCTGCCAGTCAGGATTTGTTGCACAGAAACTTTGTAGCGTTAGATACCGCATCCAAGACAGCGGGCTGTCGCCCCAGAAGAAATGCATATGCTTGGGGATACGGGCCTCTGGTTTCGATTTACTGGGGGCTAGAGTGACGGGGGCTACGATCGTATCCGTTGTTGGCTTCTTATATCTACCTATATTCTCGCGGAACTGTTGAATCGTAGGCGGATTCCCGCCGTACTTCAAGGGGTGCCACACAGGTAACTCGCCGCTATAAGCTAGGCTTTCCTCAAATATCGGCGAACTAAATAGCTTGCCGCCAGCAGCTTCAACACTAGCGCTATACACAGGATCGAACTCACCGGGATTATCGGAGTGTAATAACCCGATTTTATCAATCACGCTTCGTGAGGTGATATTACAACCACCCCGCACGTAAGCATACCGCTTATCCGGGGAATCGTTACCCACAAGTAACTGTTCACCCGCAGCCCGCTGCGCACGATTAATCAGATCCTCGACATCAAAGACTATTGCATCCATATCCAGGCGTATCACAACATCGTAATTATTCCGCCGCTTGAGTAACGTGAACAGCGTGTTACCCTTAACGCAGAAGTCATTTATACACGAGATGTGATGCCCGCGATATAGTTCCCGAACGCGATTAATACTACCGCCAGAACACAGGAAATAGAAGTCATAGCGGGCACTAATATCCTGAAGCGACTTGTTAGCTTCGATGAACTTAGCCACTGCGGGATCGCAACAACTCCAAAAGATGGGCTTACACAAATGATTCATGAGCCATTTCCCCTTGTAATGCGTCAAGACAGTTGTTATAACTCTCGTAGTAACATTTCTTGCAACGCGAGCCGTCAAAAACTGCGGCCCCATCGAAACTTTCCCAGCGACACATACGAAAAGACTCTGGCATATGATGTAGATCATCCGTAGCATACTGGACGCCACAGCAGGGATACATATAGCCGTCAGCCCACAACACAGGCTTAAGCAGACTTATATAGCAATTCTCGGTACCACTAGTATAGTCACTGCGGTACTGATAGATCGCCTTATCTGTCAACGGCGTACAGATACGTTTCACAGCGTCCATCTGCATATCATCGGGATCGAAGATATTTTGTACGAATCTAATGTGCGTAATATTGCTGATAGCTGTAGCCAGATTGCATATGCCAATCGCTGTAGACATATTAACATTATGGCCCACAACAAAACTGATACCGATGTCTACATTTGGGAGCTTATTGCAGGTTCGAATGATCCGATTATAACTATACTCGTTTTCAGTATCCGTTACCGAGATTCTAGCCCAAGTTAACGCGGCGTCAAGATAGGCTAAATCAGCGGCAGTCTTCGAGAGTATGATACCATTGGTAACAAGACCCATAGCAATAGATTGTTGCTCAAACAATTTGATGATGGTCTCAAACTCTGGATGCATGGTAGGTTCACCACCACCAGTTATGGTAACAGCCTCAGTTCCCAGTCTCGCGAAATATGATACTATATCCGCGATCTCGCTAATATCAAGTTCTAGTGAGCGATCTTCATCTCGACAAGAGCACCATTTACAGTTACTATTACAACGATTCGTGGGGTTGAACTGTAAGTGTATGGGAACGATCATGCCGTCCACAACACAATCAGCTTGGCGCCTTATAACTTTCCAGGGTAACTGGCCGGCTGATACAAAGGCTTGCTTACTGTCCATGTTTCCTCCAGGTCGCGAAGATACATCCAGTGGCGGGGGCAATTTTATGGTAGCCAGGTATTAATATGATTTCTTGGAAACCTAATACTGACACATCAGCGACTTCCCAGTAACTTTTATGCGTCTGATAGTAGTGTTCGCCGAAGCCTGTTGGATCGCGTTTTTGAATGTACTTACCAGCCGGCACCATTAGCATCAATTTGTTGAAATTACGCATGATACTGGCTATAAGTTCTTTAGCATCCTTTACCGGTAGATGTTCCAATACATCGATAATCATAACACAATCGTATAGTGCGGGGTCAAGCAGCTTATAATAATCTCGTATATCTCCACGTATTGCTGCACAGTTACGTAGTCTGCCCCGTTCGCGAGCCGCTTTTATGTACTTTGCAGAGATTTCTATGCCAACTTTATACTCACAAGGGGACATGAGTAATCGGGTAAAGAAGCCCGCCCCGAACTCGACCACAGTGCGGCTATCTCTGGTCTCTTTGTATATCCAGTTAGCCAGTGTTGTGAACATTTACAATGTCCCCCAATTACTACCGATATTCCGTACAAGTACACCTCTACGTGCATCATACAATTGTTTGTTGTGCGCCCACCTATGTTGCATATCTAACTCGCGTCCCGGCTGTGCTCGTGGATGGTATAGATGTACGACACGCGAATCAGACTGAGCATATTCACAGCCATACAATTGCAGCCTATCTACAATATCATTATCATCCCAGGCTTGACCCGTGAAATCCTCATCATAACCCCCGATATCTATGAAGTAATCACGCTTAACACCCAAGAAAAACGGTAAATGAACCTTGAGATTTGCACAATGCTGGTACCTATCAAGATCATGTCTACCGGATTCAATTAATCTGGTAAGGTAATGACCATTGACATCATTCTTGCCTTGAGGTATCGCTAGTGTATCCTCATTTGCCTCAAGGATGTGTAACAGATCTAATACGGTCTCCTCGTCAACATGAAACATCTCGGCACAAGTTAATATGATGAAGTCAGCTTCGCTGATTTTGGCACCGATGTTCAGCGCATAGCCGGGTATACGCCAATTTAGTTCCTGCCCTTCGACCGGACCAGTATGTAGGTATCTGGCTCCGTAGGTCCGACACAGCTCCTCAGCTTTACCGGGGTGCCCGTCGTTCAGAACCAGTATATCCACGCCTTGCTCAGCCAATTTCTGCGCAGCTAGACTCTTTAACCCCCAGTCTAGAAGGCCATCACGCTGGAATGTTGTCATAAGTATCGTGCATTTAGGCATAGTCTTTACATCCTAGACATGAGGTATTGGTACGTGCACAATTTTTAAGACTGCACCATCGTAGACCCCGGCCCCCGCAGCAAGATGATACGACTTTTTTCATCGTGCGGTAGTGGCAGATAGGCAGTATCGGTATAAATACATAGTAATCCCCACCATCTCGTATATATCCTTCTGGACACGATGGCGGCTTACCCCGATGCGGTGCTATAAGTGTAGAGTCTGGACCCTGTCTCATTTAATCACACTCACAATGATTCTGCCTTCGTTGACGGCAGACGGCTGCGATGTTACGGTGTAGTCCGGCCAGAGATTCTGTATATATTCTGGCATTATGCGTACACGTGGAACGCCTTTAGGGCATTTTTCAATACCCCAGGTCTGGCCGTCACCCTCAATGGCTGGCGGCGATTCACCAAGGGGCGTAAGTACCAACACGATACGTTTCAGTGCCCAGGCGTCTAGGCGCTGTAATAACGCCGTGGCTCGCTTAATCGTTACGCAATGATGTAAAACATTCAGGCATAAGACTGTATCATATGGATGATCCGGGCACCAGTTGTACGCGTTACTGAGCACGAACTCCAGTGTATCGGGATCACCAAACTGATGTTTCAGTTTGAGACAAGTCTCGTGATAGACTTCAGCGCGATCGACGCCTAGACACTTTGATGCGCCATTCGCCCAAGCCTCGAAGACATAGTAGCCAATGTTACAGCCCAGGTCCAAGATGCTTTCGCCTACCACACCGTCGGGAAAGATTAAATCATACTCAGGTCTACGGTCTCTACCTTCATGTGTCACACCATTAATTTTGAAGCCTTGATAATGTACTCCCGCATGCTTTGTCATAGGTACTTCACTCCATTCGAAGTTGTTACGTCTAACAGCCTTATTGAAACATCATCCTCGCCTATTTGGCGGTAGCCACGGCAATCTTTAGCTAGACTAATTCCAGATGCCTGGAAACTACTTTGCATGGCTTCCCATTCTTCGTCAGACAACTTCCGTCTACGGATACATTCATAGACTTTACAAACAGCCGCCACGAAACAAGTATCTTTATCGTGATACCCCAGATTGCCGGTGTAATTGCTGAATATATCGTAGTCATCACGCCAACCCGTATGTTGTATAACCCACCACTTATAGACAACTGGCAAGTATCTATCAGCAGCGCCAGCTTGATTCTTAAAAGCTTCCCACCTAGCCTGTGACATTGCCTGTTATTTTTGTGCTTGTCGTAGTGTGTAAGGGAACTCCGTGAATACTTTTACACCCCGATTCTCGTCTAAGGGTATCCACCAAGAGCAACTACCAAATGTACCTATTGGATAGCCATCAAGTAATAATGTGGTATCCGTACACAGCCGTATGTCTCCCTGAATATCAAACATTATAGATACTTCTTGCCGTCGACATCAGCTATATCCAGTAACTTGATGCCGCCTTCAGCATCATACCCAATTTGTCGGCCCCAGATGCAGTCGTTATGCAGCTCGATACCGTCCTTGAGAAAGGCTATACGCATATCTGCCCATTCGGTATCTGTTAACTTGCGCCTATGCCCACAGTTGTATATCGGCATACGCCATACCGGATAATAGACAATGTCATCGCGTTTCTGTTGAAGAGTAGAACGACCCCTGACATACTCATAATTTGTATGCCAGCCCGTATGACAGGCGAGTGCTACACTCAAGACCTGCGGCCAATACCTTAGCGAGTTAGTGGCATCTTTGTACCAACGTAAAAGTTTCTTATATCGGGCGTTAATGATAGCCCAAGCATCTTGTTCCGTATCACAGCCATAGTTATTAATTATCTTGAGGCCCGAATCATCGTCCAAAGGGAACCACCATACAGTAGCGCCATAAGTACCCACAATATTACCAAGAGTGCATACAAGAGTTTCCACACCTTCAGATGGGCCAAGTTCGATGTTCCCTTCCAACATGTAGATTTGCTTAATCATATAGATGGGCTTAGTCATTTACTGATTCCTTATGATAGTCCCGCTGAGCTTGTTAAAACGGTCCAAATTCTGGTGATATCGTTCCTCATCATGGTAACGTTCATGCGATAAGTGAACTATGCGCGCCTCAGAGACATGTTTCTGTAGGCCATAACCCTGAAGGCGCGTAACGAAATCGTGATCTTCGCAGCCCCAACCCAAGAAACCTTCATCGTAGCCACCGATAGCTGTGAAATGTTTCTTGTGTATCGCCATGAAGAATGGGAAATCCGTTTGCAAGATACCCATGGTATCTAGTATGGCCTTGGATATATCATCACCAGCCCTCACCGCAGCCAACCCATCTCCGTAATCATCCCAGCCTTTACAGGTAGAATATATGGTGTCGCTTACTAGAAGTGGCTCCAGCAGCAATTCTATTGTATTGGGTTGCAGATGATAAATCTCAGGACATGTTAGTACGACGATATCCCCAGTAGCCATACGGACACCGGTATTGATTGGCACACTCGGTACGCGCCTACCCGATTCCTCTAATCGGATATACCGGGCACCAAACTTCTGGCAACAGTCTAATGTGTCTCGTGGCATGTCGCCGCCATCGTCCACAACGATGACTTCGATATCCGGTTGGGTACGTATGGATCTTAATCCCAGTACTAATAAGTCATCCCGATTATATGTGGGTATGATTATGGATGCCTTTAGGGTATCGGAAGATACTGGAGTGGCCGGCGTCTTGAGTAACGTAGTTTTGAGCGGCGGTATACACAGTCTACTCGCTCCGGGTATCTGTAGGAAGTCCGCTAATACCTGCTGGTCAGACTTGACTTTACCGATTTTCCACTGGCCAGTATCATAGGCTTTGCCGGTCTTAAGGGCAGTTAGCTTCGCCTTCAATGCCGGCACTTGTATGTGGACCTCGTTCCGCGCGAAAACCTTATCATAAGTCTCACGCTCAAACAACATAAATAACGCGGCCTGTACATTTAGGCGTAGACCTTCCGCGGATGGCCCACCCCAAGGTACAGGTTTCCCGTCGCGGTAATAGTGATACACGGTATGATTCGGTACGCCATAAATCGGTATATCTTGCATGTAGGCCCATATAGCCAACGTCTCTTCTTCATAGCCCCAGATGTCTATAATAGACGGCCAACTCGGCAAACGATTATAGATTTCGCGGGTAAAAAAGTACGCGGCGCCGACTACGGCATCTATACGTCGAGGGCCCGCACCGGGTATCACATTATTATACTTAATCACAGGGTAATTGTCCGCGGGGATATACTTCATGTATGCGCCACATCCCTGCGCGGCTTTATCTGCCATGTTTGCGACTGTCGGGCAAGCTATACACTGATTCTCTAAAACAAACTCAGCCATGCCTCTGAACAGCCCATCAGAGTATTCCTCATGTGGGTCAATACACACAAACACGTTGCCCGTGGCTGCGGACAACGCGATATTTTGCGATAGGCCCGCCCCGTGTCTTACGGTGGATCGTAAAACCGTGATATCAGTCCCCAGATTATCGCAACTACCGTCAGTAGAATTATCGTCACAGATAATTATCTCGGCATTGGGATAATCAGATCGAACGTTATCAATAGTATCCTTAACCCAATGACCTTCTTGAGCCGAAGCAGCAATGACGGAGAGTCTGATACCTAACTCAGTTTTAAGTGTACTTGCGGCTTTTGTTGCCGCCAGCATCTTAGCTCGGCCCTTAGCTTTTTGGCAGGGTAAGCAGGGTGGCGGCTTAGGTTTCTTGGTACGTCCAGCTAATAAATCCAGCTTATGCCGGAGTTGCTCGCTTACGTTGTTCGAGTCTGGCATCAATTTCTCGCATAAAAGGCTCTTCGATGTTACGATCTTTGGCTATAGTTAAGCATACGTCATCGGCTAGACCGTGATCATAAGCATTGAGTAACACTCTAGCTATGATAGTATCGGGTACACTTGAATCGATATCTAGAATCATACGGCGGAAAGACCTGTTACGCCACTTACCTTCCTTATAGCATTCGCGTAGACTCTTGACTTTTAGTATACCTTCAATGGGACCATTAGCAAACAGCGTAACGGTCGGGACTAACTTAACTACATCAGCTGTAGCCTGTTCAAGCACCATGATATTAACCTGATCATCGACGGTCTGTAGGTTATCGCTGGTGAAAGGTATACCGGCCCCCGAAATCTCCCTGGACTCAGTCGTTGACACCCAGATTTCTACATATTCTTTTTTCACAGATCACCACCCAAGAAATTATCTAGCATAATTATACCTCTAGTCCCCCAATCCCAATGCCACCCGCCAAAACCTATCCCCGCCTGTCCTGAAATATCTGCATTAATTGTACTTAGTTTTTCTATGCCGTCAATATAAGCCTTGATAGTTGTGCCAGAAGCAGACAATTTCAAGGTTCCGCTAACCGCCATTCCTGTGTCAGAAGCCAACGTCGTATAGCTTGATGCGAACCCACACGCGTTATTTTTTGTGATCTGAAGTCGGCCATCCCCGCGGATAACCGCAAGATACGAGGGGGTGCAATCTGTCTCGTGGATACGCACCCCAACTATCGCCGTTTGGCTTAAATTTTCTTCCGCAAATGAATAGTCAATTTGTGCCCAACAATCCGCGCTACAGCCGATTCGACGCAGCACGGCCATTTGGTGACCATAACCTACAGGCTTTTGTACCCCACTTGATACCAAGACCATATTAGTAGGAGCCTGATCAAAGTTAAGTAGTGTGTATGGCGCGCCTAATGGACTTTCATCTGCACGTGTAAATGAGTCAGAAACTGGGCATCCTGGCCCGGCGGTAGTGGTAGGCGTTACGGTAGTAGATGTGGTCACCGGTATCGGTGGATCTGTTGTTGTATTAGACCCATTGCCAGATACATACTGAGTAATTAGCATATTACCGGATACCGAGTCCTCGGGATAATCCACAATATAATCGACTTGAGACAAGCCTGTACCCGGATCAGATACAGAGACAGCAGCTACAGACCAGAAATCCGAATCCTCTTGTGGCTGGTCTGCTGTATCTGCGTCGCCAGTACGCGAAGCCAGTAATACCTTATATGTGACAGTATCCCCGGCTATTGCGAAACTGTGGTCTATAACTATACCGCGTATGGCGTTTGTGCTCAAGATGCTAAGATTGATAGAGACATCATCGAAGATTTGCAACGCCGTAGTCTGTAATGGCGTAGTAAAAGTCACGATACGCCAAATATTTGAATCCCGGTAACCCCAGAAGTCTACAGAAGCTTTGACGAGAGCCCTGATGTTGTAAATCTCGTAAGTTCGATCCTCTTCACGTAAGCCGTATGTGTCAATATTGTTCTTGTATACATACGTCTTAGCGGCGTCTTCCTCACCGGTATAGTCTAACGTCCACTCGACATTGGTACGGGTCTCAACATCTTCGTAAGTCGTGAATGCTAGACCTACAGAACCTTCGACAACGGAATCATCGGTGATGCTAGGTAAGCTGTATCCAGGATCTTTTGATAAATACTTCAAATACGCCACATTATTATAGACGTATAAGGCGCATCTTGCCTGATAAGCTACTTCTTCACAAAGTTGTATCGCATCTTGTTGACTCAAGAAAGCAACGTGTGAAGGGTATGTAGTTAAATCAGCGGCCACAGACGCAAATGACGCCGCATCCACAGTTATGTTAGTATATGTCGTTAATATATCTTCGATAATATCCGGGGTGCTTGATCCAACAGCCGAGATTAACGATACAAATACTGTACCATCCCACTGTTGTCCGCCGTAGTCAGCTAGAGGCTTCTCGAAGGTTATAGTAGTACACGTTTTGCCATTGATCGTATCGCTCAGATTTGTGGTGTAATAACTAGAAGGTATCGGCATAAGCACATTATCATTTTTGTACTGCCGGTAACCGTATACTTCTAGTATCTCTGTAGTCGCACCCAAGTTACAGACATATGTATCCTCGACGCCCGTTACCTGCAGAAATACACTATTAGGCGGTAGCTCATAGCTGTCTGGTGTGAGTATATACTCGGTAAAGTCACCACTGACTTCCCAGTCACCTAACCGCCAATTGTAATTGTATAATGACGATGGCACCGTCATGTCAGCTACCCACGACGCTTTCGGGAATCCAGCAATATCGGAAATGATATTGCTGCTGTCCAATGCTATTTGCTGATTTACTGTGCCCCATGGTTTGGCAAATCGACACTTGGTCCCCTCTTGACGGGTACACCAGTTTGCTACCCACCCGCCAGCAGCGATGTCAAAGAGGATGCAATACTTATCCGTCAAGTCGTAATCCGTATCAATCCAACATACTGATGTATCAAAGTAGCTCGCATCTGTAACAGGTCTGTCTAATACTGGCACATTTGTATAGAAACTATCATTCATAGTCACAAATGTGACAATACGCCCGGATACTGTTCCAGTGAATCTAATACCCTCACAGTCAAAGGTTAGAGTTGTAGCCTCCTCGAAGACTTCATCTCTGACTATCGTACCGGTACTATAGTCGCCCTGTATCGGGACTGTTATGAGGCTTTTAATCTTCTTATACACTGGAACTGCCGGCACACGTAATACTGTACCGTAGCACAGGGGCCACGCTTTTTCTATACCATCAGGACTCAGATTAGTGAACTCATCTTCCTCCGGGGCATACCCGACCTCATCTGAGTTGATGACGGATTCGATGTCGAAAGATAGCTTCCGATCAAGTTCAGAGTATGCTATATCCCCAGAGATAACGCCACGTATTAGTATCAGTGCATCGGCATTGTCGATATTCTCGAACATCATATAGAGTGTAGCAACTGTACGCTCTATTACATCCGTGTCTATGATAGTTTTCAGCGTGGCATCTTTGTCAAACAGTGTTACACTAAAAGCCGCGGATTCCCCGTAGTTATCCGAGTTTGTCACTGCCGATATGTCACTAACATTCTGGATATACGGCTTGCAGTTTTGGCCGCCAAAAGCCGTATCTTTACTGGCATAGTAAATAGTGCCGCTATCCCACTCCACTTTAAGCACATAATATGGCTCTGTACCATGTAGCGTGGCGACTCTAGCTGCCAGATTAGTTGAAAGCGTTCTTACCATTAGGATGATGCTCCGCAAACAAGTTGGAATGGCTGTGTCGCTTACCCCTCTGCTAACGTGCCTCCAGGCTCATCGCCTAGCACGGCCGTGTATTCACCCAGCGCGACTGTGCCGGGTATCCCAGCTCTATCATAATGGGCCAAGAAATCACCCTTGTCTGGACTTATGTTCCATTCCTCATCACCGTCCCACCATAACCAATAATCTCCGCTTTCAATCTCGTAGCATGGTACGCTATTGTAGGTGCCGTTTTCACAATAATCACCGTTACATCCGGCGGTTCCAGCCCCTGAAAACACATAGTCCGCTCCCGGTGCAGCTGTAGTAGTCGTAGGCGGCACAGTCGTAGTTGTAGGCGGCACCGTCGTAGTCGTGGGCGCAACAGTAGTAGTTGTAGGCGCCACAGTCGTAGTCGTGGGCGCCACCGTCGTGGTTGTAGGAGCGACAGTTGTAGTAGCTCCACATGGGCCGGAGGTTACAACTGCCGTGGCGCCTATGCTGTTGGTGCAGGAATCAGTGTCTGTGCATGCAGTAGCGCCGCAAGCATGTTCTGCAATTGTATCATTCCAGGGGTCGCAGGCGTGGGTATAAGGTGTTCCCGCCCACTGCTTAGTGCAATGCCCACCGCCAACACGTTGGATATTGAGATACCAGACAACGCCCGCCTGCCAGTAAAATCTTATGGTAAAAGCCTCGTCGCCCCCCAGCCAATTACAACTAGCTGTATTCGTTAAGGTCTGACTGCCATTGTAGGGTGCAAAGTCACCAGCAAGCCCTGCGAACGTTACGCACATTTGATTTGGCAAGGCCGGATTACAACTATTACAAGCTATGGGGGCCACCGTCGTGGTCGTGGGCGCAACAGTAGTAGTTGTAGGCGGCACAGTCGTAGTCGTGGGCGCCACAGTCGTAGTCGTGGGCGGCACCGTCGTAGTCGTGGGCGCAACAGTAGTAGTTGTAGGAGCGACAGTTGTAGTAGCTCCACAGGCACCTGAGGCGACGGTTCCTATGGCAGAGGCAGCTTCGCCGCCGCAGTTATCTGTATACACGTGCTCAAATACCGCGTTCCAAGGGTCACAAGAATGTCCCCCCCAGTACTCGCAAATAAGTGTTTTACAACTGCCGGTGTAGAGCTTCAATACCCAGTAAGTGGGGATTTGTACTGCACCGAACTGTAGCCGCAAATACCCGGCCCCAACGGCAGCGGAATCCCAGTAGCAGGGAACGACATCGCGGCGATATGTCACGAGAGTGTCGCCATTAAAGACCGCTAGGGAACCAGTGAGTCCAGTTAGTGTTACACACATTTCTTCTGGCAACGGTGGATCACAACTATTGCAAATCGGCGGCACAGTTGTAGTTGTCGGAGCCACCGTCGTAGATGTTGGCGGCACAGTCGTAGATGTTGGCGGTACCGTCGTAGATGTTGGCGGCACAGTCGTAGTGGTACAGATACCAGAAGCCACAGCAGCCGTTGCGCCAATGCTGTCGGTACAAGTATCTGGATCAGTACAGGCTACAGCATTACAAGCTATCTCGGTGAACGTATCATCCCACGGCGCGCATTCATTCGGGATAGCGTCCCCAACAAAAGTCTTGATACAATTGTTCACGGATTTAACGAAGATGTACCAGAGATCGCCTACATACTGTAAGGTGACATGCGGCGTATCCGCGTCATCCGTCCAGGTACAGCTAGACCGGAACGTGACATCATTCTGGCCATTGTACGTAGCAAGGTCGCCGGCCAAGTCAGCTAGTGTCACGCACAAATCATCCGGGATCGCTGGGGCACAACTATTACAAGCTGGTGCCACAGTTGTGGTTGTAGTAGGCGCGACTGTTGTGGATGTGGGCGGTACCGTTGTTGTGGTAGGTGGTACCGTTGTCGTTGTAGGAGCAGCTGTTGTCGTTGTAGGCACGTCGGAGACTAATATGCCTTCAAGCTGAAGCGTCAATTTATAATTGTTATCGCGGGCATCTTCATAATCTAACGGCTGATTTAATACAACAACACGCCAGACTGCGGCATCATGGTCTGTATAACTGATATCTTCACCTGCCGCCGTCTCAAAGAATGTACGTACAGCCGCGATCTCTGTATCACAGATGCCGCGGAAGTTAAGCAGGAACTGGCGTAACACTGGTGTACGTTTGTACGTATAGATACCCCCGCCGATGACCTTGAGGATATTCGGACGATTATTCAGTATATCCGCGTCACCCAAATCGGGATTACGGACTGTCAAAGATAGTGTCGGCGAATCATATGGGTATTGAAACACCACTGACATTACTGGGACTCCATGAACGTGAAGGAGACTTCCCACACCATGTTATCACGTAGCTCTACGAATTGTATTGGATTCGTGATAATGAATCCAGTACGTTCTACACTATTGTGATCTGTGACTTTGATTTCCAGGCCGGTTGTAGCTTCCAAGAAATCCCGCAACAGCGTCTCGTCATCAAACACAATGAATCGGTAGTCAAACATTGTCCACACGCTACGTCCAGATACAGCTCGCGTCATCGCATCGCCGAAGTCACTACGGGCAATGATAGCATTCATCTCTACCTTACGCGTGTTTGCAAACTCCGGGCTACGCAGGGTCACTGTCTCGGTCGTCGAGCCAGTTTTAGGATAGCTCATTACGAAGCTCATGACAATGATACCCTTCCACGCCGTATCTCACGCCGTAAGCCCTTAGCCACTGCTCGGATATCAGTATCCGTGCTGCCTGTAGAATTGACACTAATATTCCAGTCGCCAGTGATATTGTTATTCGGCGCATCAGCACGGTGCACACCGGCATTCATAGCCTGTAGTTGGCCGTAGAACTGATTCGATGCAGCAGGATTCATTACGAATTCGCCAGGACTCAGTGACCGTTTTATTGTATCCAAGCCACGTGTGTAGCCGCCAGCGATCTTCCCCACTGGGGTGCCCGTATCTGGCGGTGCGCTACCGGGGATTTTAGAGGTGTTAAGGCGCGTTATAAAGAACTCCAGTGCCTTATCTGCTGCGCCAACCCGTAATGCAAACGTCTCAATGATCTTGCCGCTCGTGTCCAGTTTCTTGTCTGTTGTGGCGCCCATCTTCGCTGATAGTGCCTCGACACGGTTTTTAGCGCTAACTAACGCCGCCTGATACCCGGCCATTTTAGCAGCGATATCATCGATAGCCTGTGGGACTTTGATATCTTTGATAGCTGTAGTGGCTTCCTTGATAACAGCATCAAACATATTCGCGCTAGATTTATGACCAATCAACTGAGCATTTAGATGCCTAAGTAGTGCTTCTTTGATTTCTAGCGTGGGGTTCTTTACAAATCCCTCGACCAGAGTTTTTATGTATTCTGCGTATCTCTCAGATATCTTACCAGTTTTAAGATTCTTACGGATTCCAGTAAGTACAGCAGCCATCTTATCGCCAAGTACCTCAGCTTTTTCCTTATCAGCTTTACCGCCTACAGCGTTACCCGCAAAATACTCATCCCGAGTTGCTTGCAACTTCTCTAGTTGATCCGTAAGTGCTTTAACGGCGGTTTTAGCCTTCTTGAGATTCTCAAGATCAATAGCCACAGCATCCTTGCGCGCGATGTTGGCAGCCATCTTCTTGTATAATGTTGCCAATTGTCCCGTAAGTTCCACTTCGACTTTCAGACGGGCAGTCGGATCTTCTTTTACTCGTGCCTGAAGGGCCGCCAGCTCTTTCTCAAGTTTGAAGCTGGCCTGTTGAGCCTGGAAGCGTCTAGCTGTTTTTACGCCCGTGGGGTCATTGCCTCTATTTGCAACTCTTATGCTGTCCAACTTAGCAATCTTAGCCTCAAGTTCACGGACACGATCGCTAGCAAGCTGCCACTTAGGAACACCCTTACCAGTTTCGATACCTTGAATCTTATTCAATAGCGCTTGTTGCGCCAGCAACTTGTCTTTGAGTTCGGCCTCGGTTTTAATGCTAGTTAAGTCCTTGACCTTGAACTTAGCAGCCTCAGTACCGAGTTTCTTGAGTTCCGCTGCACGAGCCTTTTCGATAGCTGCCTGTGCGGCCAGCTTAGCTTGTGTCGCAGCGGCTTTCTTGGCACGAGTCTCTTGAGCTGCGTAAATCTTGTCTCGGAGTTTTATTTCTTCCGCGAGTGCATCACGAATTTTCGTAACCACATCGAATCGCAAACCTTCAACGGTCTTCTGCTTGTTCATTACAGCTAAGAGCGCCTTGGCCTTTGTCTCATGGTCCGCGGCGGCTATTGCCTTCTTACGATCTAGGGTTACCTGTGTTCTTAACAGCTTATCCAGTGCAGCTTGTGCCTTCTCAATAGTTCTGCCGGCGGCTCCACGTTTGGCTGCTGGCGCCCGCTCCTCAGCAGTCGTGGCCCGAGCTACTTTCCTACGGGCCGCGGCAATCTTGACTTCTAGTTCTTTCTGTTTCTCTAAGAAGTTTTGCACCTTGCGTCGATAGGCGAGACCTTCTTTGGAATCTTTGATTGCTGCCTTGTTGGCTGCTTCTCTACTCTTCTTCTCACGCTCCTGAACTTCCTTATTATAAGTCTTGACTAAATCATGCTGCTTACGGATCAGTGTATTCATACGATCCGTGGCGCGTTCGAAGTCCTTAAGCTGATCAGCATTTAACCCACGGCGTATTTTCGCCAGCCGCTTTACTTCATTTTCAATCATTCGAATCTTGGTCTTGGTACCCTTATCTTCGAGACCGATATCGAAGATATCTACATTAGCTTTTTGCGTGTTAGAGGCACCCTTACCCGTGACGCTTGTCATAGCGTCATCGGCCTTCTTGAAGGCATCCTTTGTCTCGGTGATCTGCTTTTTGATGTCGGTCAGAGACACCTTTATAGCTGTCTGTACATCAGCAACAGTCTGCTTCAAACTGGCTTTGATCTTATCCTGCGCTTCCAGTTGCTGATTCAGCCAAGCATTATAGACTTTCTGAACTTCAGCAGTTGCCCGTAGACGCGCCCCAGCAATGTTATCCAGAGCCTTAATGATGCTTTCTTCCAGATTAACTATCGCGGCGCGATCATTCTTTATATCCTCGGAAATACCCTTGGACCACTCTGCGGACAGCTTCTTAGAAGCAGCGGTAGCTTGCTGTAGGTATAATACAACAGCAAACAGTGCGGCG